TGTGACTCATTTTTCAGGCAAAAAGAAAGAGACTCTTTGTGTTGTTCAGATTGGCGATGTGACTGAGCATTCATTGTTGCAGGTGCATGGGCTGCTACTGCATGAGGCAGTACACATATGGCAAGAAGTAATGACATGCATGGGTGAGGAAAAGCCAAGTTCTGAATTTGAGGCTTACTCTATCCAGGCTATAGCCCAAGACCTTTTTGAAGCGTTTGAAGAAAGCGAGAAGGCCAATGTCTAAAGGCGGTTGGTCTAATCCTCCATCTGGGTTCATGTCAGAGGTTGAAGGATATATCAACGGCTTCCAGCGCCGCATAGCCACTGATGCGCTATCGATGGTGGTAATGGGTTCTCCAGTTGATAAAGGCGCTTACCGTGGCAACCATCGGGTAACGATTAACGGCATTGATATCAGTTACTCGCTGGATGATGTTGATAAGGCCGGGCAGGAAACCATTAGCCGAGGAACAAGCGTGATTGATGGTGCCAATCTGGTTTACAAAGAGATCGTTATTCAGAACAACCTGCCATACGGCGAGTCTTTGGAAGTGGGGCACTCACAGCAAGCACCGCAAGGAATTTATGGCCCAGCAATGGCAACTCTCGCAGCAAAATATGGTGGTAAGCAATGACATTCGAAGAAATCCGCCAAGCCATTGTTGGCCGCATGGTGTCGTTTACTGGCATTGAGCAGTCACGCATTGACTATCCAAACCAGCCACAACGATTTACGCCGCCTGAATCTGGCCTTTGGTGTCGGCTGAGCATTCAGCATGGCACGTCATTTTTTACTGGAGTAGGTGATAAGCCATGTACGCGCCGACCTGGCTTAATTGTTATCCAATGTTTTTCACCATTTCAGACAGGTATCAAAGATCTTAATCAGTTAACTGACAAATTAGTAAGTCATTTTCAATACTGGTCATTCGGAAAATTGGAGTGCTGGGAAGCCAGTCAAACAAACATTGGTAGTGATGCCTCCGCCGGTGATACCGCCGGTTCAGGTTTCTATCAAATCAACGTCAATATTCGGTTTGTTGCTGATTAGTCGGTAACTGCCACCAAAACAAGGTCAGCCATGTGCTGGCCTTTTTTATTTCTGCGCCGCGAGGCGAAATTAAGAAAGGGGACATTTTATGTCATCAGGAGCTAAAGTTGTTTCGCACATCGCGCGTGAGCAGTCACCGGGTGTTTTGCCTACCGTTCCGGTCTGGCAGGTCATGCGACTTACTAGCAACGCGCTAACGCCAACCGTTAACACCAGCGAATCAGAAGAAATCACCGATACCCGTTTAGGGCAAGGCAGCTCTGCAGATAGCATTGATATTGGTGGCGATCTGGCGGGTGAGTTTTCATTCTCAACATTTGACAGCTTGTTGTCTGCTGCGTTCTACAATGATTGGGTGGCAGACCAGCTTACTATCGGTGAAACCCGCATTACCCACTCAATCGCCAAGGGCTTCAAGGATATTGGCGTATACGCATTATTCAAAGGCGCCCATGTGTCAACGTGGGCTCTAGATATCCCGGAAGAAGGCAAGGTGACTACAACATTCACCATGTCATGCCTCGATTATGAGGATGCCAATACCGTGATCGTGGCTTCTGCTGATGCTGCCACAGATACACCAGTTATGAGTTCTCTCAGCGTTGGTACAGTTAAGGCTGACGGCCAAAGTCTGGAAGGCGTGGCATGTGTGTCAGCACTCAGCTTATCGTTAGATAACTCGCTGCAAACTCAGCGTTGCCTTGGAACTGGCAAGCTAGGCCCTGGGGCGCTTATCGAGACTGCGGCAAACTTCACGGGTTCAGCCACTCTCGCATTCTCAGCTAAGGCATGGGAGATCTGGAAAAACCAGTTTACCCGCGCAGCTATCGCCATTGAGTTTCCCATTGTGGATAGCTTGGGCAATAGCTACAACATCAACTTGCCAAAGTGCGAAGTAGATGGGGATCTGCCTAGCGGTGGACGTACCGACATTTTGCAGATTGATTTGAATCTAACTATTGCCAAACAAAGCCCAGTGGTCACCCGCATTCCGGCGCCTACCGCGCTAACCATTAGTGGCGGAACCACTGTGGCAAAAGCAGCAACGCTGCAACTGTCTATAGCGGCCACTCCGTCAAATGGTAATAACTCGGTGACTTGGGCATCAGACAACGAAGCTGTAGCCACTGTTGACTCTACCGGTCTGGTAACTGGTGTATCTGCCGGTACTGCCAACATCACCGCTACCAGCTCTGTGCTGAAAACAGTATCAGACAGCGTTGAAGTCACCGTTTCTTAACCCATTAATCCCAACTTAAGCCCGGCATCCGCTGGGCTTCTTATTTTTGGAGACAGACATGCCTTTATCTCTAGCCAATCATGATCTCATTGCTTCTGGTGTTCGCTGGATTGATTATGACAAAACCACGCGCATTAAAATTGCTGGTATTGATGATCAGAAATACCAGATTGCTGCCGACCGCGCCCGCCGCCTTATTTCCCAGTCTGACGCCAGACAATCGCTGCACAACATTTCAGTTTCCGATGCTGATGCCACTGAGTTTGATATCCAGTGCCAGCTAATGAGTCGTTACATTGTGCTGGATTGGGATGGGGTGACAGATGAAGACGGAAACGAAACCGAATTTAGCTCGCAAAAAGCCGAAAAGCTGCTTAAAGGCAATGCTGCTTTCTTCGCTTGGGTGCTTGAACAGGCAACAAAAGTCGCCATCGACAAAGCAAAAGAGATTGCTGATGCGAAAAAAAAGCCATTGAGCGCTTCAATTGGGAGCGTGAGTGGCGCGGCAAGTCGGAAAAGAAAGCCATCATCTACCGCAAACTTGGAAGCGTAATTCCTGCTGAGCCTGAAAGCGATCCGCTTACCGATTACATCATTGGCCTGTTCTGGCAGTTAGAAGCTGGGCGGCGGATTGTGGTTTCAGCTACAGCCGTTATCCCTTGCCGAATATCAATACCTGAAATCACAGGTGTTGTGGAAGTTATCGGGGAGGTTATGGCGCGGCCGGCGCTGGACAGCATCATCTTTGCCATGGATGGCGAATATATGGAGTCAATCAAGAAATGACGGAAACGTTTAATTGGCTGGTAAATGTCGGTGCCAATGGCGAGGTAACCCACAAGATCCTCAAGAATGAGTTTGGCGATGGCTATACCCAAGCATTCGGCCTTGGCATTAACAGCCGTTCCGCTAGCTACAACGTATCGGTAACTGGATTCGTTGACGGGGTAAGAGAGCCAAACATCAAACCGATCATCGATTTTCTTGATGCCAGAAAAGGCTATGAGCCTTTCTACTGGACCTCACCGGATGGGAAAACAGGCCTGTACCGCGTAGAAAGTTACTCGCCTACCAATGACTCGCAGAACGGTAAGACCACTGTCAGTTGGACGATGCAGGAGACATTTCAAGCATGAGCATGGAATCTGATGTTCAAAAACTGGAACCCGGCAATCTCATTCGCCTGTTTGAGTTGGACTTAAGCAACTACAGCGGCGGTATCCAGCGTTTCCATGGTCACATGCAACAAGGCGATATTACCTGGCAGGGTGAAACCTATTCACCGGTTAACGTTGATGTTTCAGGAATGGAAATGAACGGCGGCAAGACCGTGGCACCAACGCTCACTATCGGAAATATGATTGATGGCACTCGCGGTGCTGTTTCGGCACTTTGCCTGTACTTCAACGACTTTGTGGGCTCAAAACTTACTGTCCATGAAACATTTGCGCATTATCTGGATGCATCCAACTTTCCAAATGGAAACCCTACCGCATCCGATAGTGAAGTAACCAGCACTTGGTACATCGAGCAGAAGACTAGCGAGAACGTCCAGCAAGTGCAGTTTGAACTGGCATCACCGGCAAGTTATGCCGACATGCTGATCCCCACACGGCAAATAACATACCGCTGTACTTGGTGTGTTCGCGGTGAGTACCGCGGCGACTCTTGCGGGTACACCGGCGGCTATGTGGATAAAGACGGCAATCCAACTACCAATCCGGAGCTAGACAAATGCTCAGGACTTATCGACTCCGGATGTAAAGCCAGATTCGGTGAGGATGCAGAATTGCCTTTCGGCGGATTCCCAAGCGCCGGGCTATTGAGGTGATACCCATGATAAAAGTATCAGATGCCGTAATGGCGGAAATATTCGCACATGCCGCCGAAGTAGCACCACAAGAATGCTGCGGACTGCTAGTAAAGGTAGGGAGAAAAGTGCAGTATCGCCGCTGCCGCAATGTCGCTGACGATCCGCTAAACCACTTCCAACTAGATACCGATGATCAATGCGCAGCAGAAGATGCAGGAAAGCTATTGGCGATTGTCCACAGCCATCCTGACGCGCTGCCAAAGCCATCCATTGTTGACCGTATCGAGTGCGAAAAACACGAATTACCATGGCTGATTGTTGGCCGTGATAATGAATTTGAATGGTTAGAACCCACTGGTTACACAGCGCCGCTACTTGGCCGCCAGTTCGTCCATGGAGTACTGGATTGTTATCAGGCAATTTCTGACTTTTACGCGCGCGAATTTGGCATTTTACTCGGGCACTACGACCGGAATGATCGCTGGTGGGAAAATAAAGATGGGCCAAGCCTGTATCTCGACAATTTTGAGAAAGAGGGATTTACCCGCGTGGATACACCGCGACGAGGTGACATTCTCATTATGCGCATCAAAACACCTGGACTTCCGTGTTACCACCCAAATCATGCCGGGGTGTTCCTTGGCGATAATCCATTACTGAAAAGCGAGGCAGGAGCAGCATTATATGGCACTGGACCGTTTTTCTATCACCACCTGTATGGACGCCTAGCCAACCGTGAGATTTACGGACATAGTTGGGCTGCACGTACCGAATTAATCCTGCGCCACGAATCAATGATGTGAGGTCACTATGGCACTGCGTACTGTGCGCCTTTATGGCGTGTTGGGATCAACATTTGGGCGAGAGTGGAAGCTAGACTGCAAGTCACCGGCGGATGCTGTGCTGGCGCTTTGTCACATGGTGCCTGGTTTTGAAAAGTTTATGCGTGAAGCAGAACAGCGAGGATTAGTTTTTTCTGTGTTCAGCGGAAAGCGAAATCTGTCGGAAGAAGAACTGATATTTCGTGGCACTGAGCATGAAGCGATCCGCATTGCACCAATTATCAAGGGCAGTAAACAAGGCGGGCTATTTCAGACGATTCTAGGTGTCGCATTGGTTGGCATTGGTTTTTTTGCGTTTGGAACAACTTCAGCTTGGGGATTAGGACTAATTGCTGCTGGTGCCGGAATTGGGCTTGGTGGAATAGTTCAAATGCTCTCACCAATGCCTGAATCAGCAGGAGTTGGGGAACAGGATGGAAATAACCCTAGCACTGGTTTCGGTGGCCCGGTAACGACCACATCCATGGGACACCCTGTGCCATTGCTATACGGTGAATTTATGGTAGGTGGTGCTGTTCTTTCTGCCGGAAACTACACCGAAGACAAAGCCTAATTATCATCAATATCGTAACCGCCATAAGGCGGTTTTTTATTGCCTGAAATCTGCCACATTCCGTGAGGAACCACATTAATGGCCTATGAATCAAGACTGTCGATCACTATCGATAGCCGTACTGCAGAGCAGAAAGCGCAAGACCTACAATCAGCATTACAGCTACTCGAAAATGCAGGTATCCGCCTGACAAACACCAACCAAAGGGTATCAAGCACTAGCAAAGCCGCTGGCGCATCAATGGGTGAGGCAGGTAATCAGGCAAATAAAGGTACATCAGGCGTAAATCGCTTAAATAAGTCACTTAGAGATACCGATACTGGTGCAGCACAATTGGCTGCCACGATTCGCCGCAGCCTCATTGGTGCCTTTGCTGGTATCAGCACCATAAACGTTTATCAGTCTGTTACCGACAATTTAAAAGCCTATCAAGATATGCGTACTAGACTTACGCAGCTTGTCGGTACAAGTCAGCAATACCAGAAAGAAGAATCTTATCTTATCCAGCTTTCCAAGGAGCACCACAAAGAGCTTATTCCGCTTGCTGACAGCTATGTCCGCCTTATTGCACTGCAAAAGCAGGGGATATTAACGACTGAGGAAGCCCGCAAGATAACCGAGGGTTTCAGCAACGCACAAAGCGCACTGGGGATCACCACAGAGCAGCAAGGTTTCATTCTATACGGATTATCTCAAGCGCTGTCACAGGGCACAGTACAGGCGCAAGAGCTTAACCAAGTTATCGAGCCGATGCCTGGCTTACTGGATGCACTAGGCCGTGCCGCTGGGTTCACTGGAAAAGGTGTTGGCGTCCAGTTCCGTAACATGGTTAAAGATGGGAAAGTTACAAGTGACTTCCTGAAAAACACCTTGATCAAGGCATTGCAGGATTACAACGGAGCCGCTGCGGCCACTGCTGATAACTTGTCTGCCAAGTACCGCGACCTTTCAAACTCCTATCAGTTATTGGTTGTGGCATTTGAAAAGCCTATTGCTAGCACATTAACGCCTATTCTTAACTCTATAACAGAGGCTACTAACTATTTCTCTGGTGAGGCATCAACGCTTTCAGATGGTCTACAAACCATTGGCAAGATAGCGGGTGGAGCTGCTGCCGCTGGCGTTGCCTTCTACGGTACAAAGTTGGCTTATGCCACACAGGCGGCAATCGCTAACCAAATAGCAATAGCAAACACCAATAAAACGCTACTGTTAGAGGCTCAGGCAGAGCAACGTTCAGCAGAAGCTATTCAGATGTCAGCAAAGCAAGAATTGGCAAGGGCCAACGCTGCCGTAGCTAGTGCCGAAGCTAAGGTGATGGCAGATAAAGAGGCTCAGGCTTCTGAAATTGCCAGAATGCGTACCACGCAGCAGTTAATGGCGGCAGAGAACGCGCTAGAAGTACAGCGCATCAAGGCACAGATTAGTGATATTGGTCGCCAACAAGCTGCTACGCGCATGGCTGAAATACGCCTTGGCGAAGTAACTATTGCAAAACAGATTGAAGCAGCAGAACGCCAACTCGCAGCTACAACTACAGCAACAAGTACAGCAGTACAGGCTGCTTATGCCCAAAGAACAGCAGCAGTTGAGGCTTATGGTATAGCGACATCTACAGTTAACCGTGCCGTTGTCCAGACTGAAAAGGCTGTTGCTGCTGCAAGCCTACTTTCTCGCGCAACAACAGCATTGACTGGATTCTTAACTGGCCCAGTAGGATTGGCAATATCTGTAGGACTGGTTGCTGCATCATTTATTGATTTCTCTGATAAATCAAAAACAGCTAAGGAAGCAGCTAAAGAACTTTCAGAAAAAGTTGATTCTCTTACTGAATCTTTCTCTGGACTAAATGAAGTTCAGAGACAGGTGCAGGTTGCCAAGTTTAATTCACAGATGGCGACCATTCGCGAGCAGATTAACAATAATAATGACGCAATGATCCAACTTAATGAGTTGGTAAAGTCAACATTTAATGAATCGACAAGATTTGGTCTTATTAACCAGATTGATCAGCTAAAGAAAAAAAATGATGAACTTGAAAAGCAGCTAAACGAAATATCACTTAAACAACAGGCTGTGTTTAAATCTGGTTTACCAGATATAAAAAACACAACGGCAGCAACCGATGAAGCCGCTAAGTCCACAGAAAAATTGGACAAATCATCAGAAAAGTTGCTCCAGTCTCTACGTGATGAATATGCCGAGGTAACACTAGGAAAAGAGGCACTTAAACAGTACAACTCTGAAAAAGTTATAGCCCAGATAGAATCATCAAAACTTGAAGGCGGGCTGAAGTCAGAAGCATTATTGCTGGTTGAGGAAATTCAGAAACGCAAGGATGCCAAAAAGGCACTTGAGGAACAGCGACAGGCGGCCCAAGAATATGCAGCGATTCAGCAAAAGCTAGCAGTATTCCAAGAGCAGCAGAATCTATCAATCACTGGCATGGGCCGTGGTGATAAGTGGCGGCAGCAACAAGAGCAGGAATTGCAGGTAAGGCAACAATCAGCTAGTGCGATACTGGCGTTAGAACAGGCTCAACAAGTCGAATCTACACGCATTAGTGACGCCGCTTACAAACAACGCCTAGCCAACATTCAGTACCAAGAAAGTCAGCAGATAGCTGCCATCCGCAATGCGGCAATGCAAAAGGCCGCAGCTGAACAAAACTGGATGACAGGTTCAATGGAGGCATTGCAAAACTATGCCGATGCCGCCGCTAATACCTACCAGAACGTTCAAGATGCTACCGCCAACGTGTTGAGCGAAACTACTTCAACCATCAGCAGCAGTCTATATGACTTAGCGACAGGGGCAGAAAAGCTGGGTGGTTCCCTGCAAAACATGGTAAAAGGCTTTGCTTCATCCATGTTGCAGGCATTAACGGATTTGGCTGCGCAGTGGCTGGTGTATCAGGGTGTGCAATTAGCAGTAGGTACAACAACTAAAAGTGTTGCTGCTTCTGGGATGGTTGCTAACGCTATCGCGTCACAACAGATGGCCGCATTAAATGCTTACGCTTCAACAGCAGCTATTCCTATTGTAGGTCCGGCAGCAGCTCCAGCAGCAGCCGGTATTGCTTTGGCATCTACTGCGCCATTTGTAGCTGCAATCACATCCTCTGCTTTTGCTGGGCTATTCGATGACGGCGGTAAGATTGGGAAAAATCAATGGGGGATCGTGGGCGAGTATGGGCCTGAAATTGTGTCTGGGGCCAATGTTACCAGCCGCCAGACAACAGCAGATATTCTAAAACAGGCAGGATCATCTGGTGGTAATAACATCAGTATTTCTGTGTCAGTAAATGCCGAAACCGGGCAGACAGAAGTTACTGGTGATCAAACATCGCAGTACAAGCAGCTAGGCGTGATGATTGGAAATGCTGTTCGCAAGATCATCGTCGAGGAACAGCGTCCGATGGGGTTGTTGGATTCAAGAAAGCGTTAATTTATTTCTAATGAAATTACTTTCCACATATCATTTGGCAATCCAATAATTTTGCATGTATATGTGTTTCTAATCATAGCACCAAAACTATTTTGGGCATCTACAGTTCCAGAAACTATAAATGTTTTTGACATCGATCCATCTTTATTAGTTACAGTATCAAAAGGTATAACATCAGAATCAGTATAACTTCCAAACTCAGCAGTTGAAGGTGCCTTTAGTTTGTATGAAACAGCTTTGTTGCATTGAACAAATGCCATTGTAGCTGATGGCTCATGTGGTTTGCATCCACTACATATACTAGTAATAAGTACCATAACGAGAGCAAGTTTTTTCATGATCTTTCCTTGATATAAAAATAATTATCAACCGTTCTTTTTGTTTAATTCTGCCATGGCTTTAGCAAATTCTGTTAGGATCCCAACAACCTTTTCTGGGTCTTCAACATTGTTAATCTCTATCGTTTCACCATTTACAAGGTCAAAATGAACATACTTATGCTTGTTGTTTAAAGCATCATCCAGTATCTGGACTATCTCAGAGTTCATTGACCTTCCATTTGCCTTAGCGCGTTCCGCTATAGCTTCACGCATTCCTGCTGGCAGTCTCACATTAAACCTATCCATTTCGTGACTTGGGTAATCGCTCATTATGGTTACCTAAAAGATATCAAATAAGGTTGTTCGGATCATAGCACCAACTTGACATATCAAAAAATGGTGCCAAAATGGAGCTAGTACCAAGTTGGTGCTTTAATGCGTAAGGATGATTAAAGATGAAAGACAGACAATACCAGAACAGAACGAGCAGGTTCACGCTCAACTTGCCTGAAATGATGAGAGAAGAGTTGGAAAAGAAAGCAGGTATGGACTTTATATCCCTTAACTCTGCGATCGTTATGCGATTGGCAAAATGTTTAAGAGAGGAAAAGGCATCTGTTAACAGACAGGAGGCAGCATGAACTTAATCATCAGTAACCAGCTCACCATGACCAGCGGAGAGATTTCAGACCTAGTTGGATCTCGTCATGACAAAGTAAAGCAGTCTATCGAACGCTTGGCAAAAAATGGTGTAATTCAACTTCCCCCAATGGGGGTTTTCGAGAAAATCAATAACTTAGGTAAAAGCATTAAGATAAAACACTATGTGTTCTCAGGCGAACAAGGCAAGCGCGACAGCATCATTGTTGTAGCCCAATTATCACCTGAGTTTACTGCAAGACTGGTAGACCGTTGGCAGGAACTGGAAGCGAAGCAGGGTAAAGCTTACCCGCAGGTACCGCATTCATTTTCAGAAGCGCTGCAACTGGCCGCGAACCAAGCCAAGCTTTTAGAGCAGCAAGCGCCGAAGGTTGAGTTCTTTGATCGCTTGGTTGACCGTGACACCTTGATGAATGCCAGCCAGGTTGCACAAAAGCACAACCTGTCAGCCGTTCGCTTAAACAAGTTTCTGGATGAACTTGGTGTTTACAGCCATGCCATTAAACGCGCTCGGGTGTTTCAGCAATGGTTTGTCGATCAAGGATTGGGAAAGCTGCGCCAGACAGAGCAAGGTTACTCTCAGGCCATGTTTACCACAGCGGGTGAAGCGTGGATTTGTGAGAAGTTGGTAAGTGAAGGAATAGCAGCATGATCGCCATAAACAGCGAAGCCCCAACTGCGGGAACAGTCAGGGCTTCAATATCAACAAATCAAAGCGGAGTCATTGACATGACAAGTCTAGCAATTGCAGATCGTACAATCAACGTTCCTTTTCATGGGAACTCGCTTTTCGTCGTTGAGCACCAAGGTGAAGCATACACTCCGATGAAGCCTATCGTTGAAGGTATGGGGCTTGATTGGAAATCTCAACATAAGAAGCTTTCTCAACGCTTTACAAAAGGTATGGTGGAAATCACCATACCTTCATCTGGTGGATCACAGAACATGATTTGTTTAGCACTGCGAAAACTTGCTGCTTGGTTGAATAGTATTAGTCCTAACAAGGTTCGTGCTGAAATCCGCGACCGCGTAATCCAGTATCAAGAAGAGTGTGACGACGTTCTTTATGAATACTGGACGAAAGGCGAGGTGACCAATCCGCGCAAGGCTAAGAAGTGCATCACTGGCAAAATCACGTCAGACCAACAGGAAGCGATCAAGCAGTTAGTGATGACTCGAGGCAAGGCATTGCCGAAGGAGAAACAAGCAAAAGCGATGATCACCATGTGGTCGGCGCTAAAATCCCACTTTGGTGTGTCCTACAAAGAAATTGCTGAAGACCAATTTACAGAGGCTTTGTCGCTTGCTGCCAGAGTTTCGCTGGAAGGGCAATTCATACCAAGAGAAGGATCTACTGGTAGCTTCACTATTGATGGAGAGCAGTTTAACCATCCAGTGTCTATGCCGACCATCGACGCCACCATAGCAGGCTTCCCCGTTGGCACCCGTTGCTTGCTGCAAGTTGACGAAACAGGCACGCACCTGTCACCAATTGATATCAAAGACAAAGGCCTAGCAGACATCAAGGCCATAAGAGCCATTCAGCGTGATGCCATGCTGTTGTCGCAAGCGCTCGATGAAATGAAGCACCGCATGATGGCACTGTCTGGTGAGTACAGCCTCGATGATCTGGATAAGCCACTGTTGCAATCTTGACCCAACAGTGATTAAATTTTCCCAGAGTGGAAGAAAAGTAGTAGTACCCTGAAAACCGTCCTTTGTGGCGGTTTTCGCGTTTATAGGCCTCGGCATTTTGTCGGGGCTTTTTCGTTTCTGAAATTCACCGCGCACTAGCAGGCGCACATAAACCAAGAGCCTATAGAGAATGAGCTTGAGAGATATCGTTATCTCTTGGGGCGGTATCTCTGTGCTAGCAGGCTCATTCTCTATAGGAGTTACACCATGACTTATCAAGTAGAAGCTGTGTTGGACTTTCACCAGTTGATTGCCGCACCAAATGGCGTGCCGGTTACTGATTCGCTGCTGGTTGCCAGAGCATTTGGAAAGCGTCACGACGATGTGTTGCGTAAAATTAGGTTGCTTGAATGCTCGGATGATTATCGTGCCCGCAATTTTGCGGAGACATCGCAACCAATTGATATGCCTAATGGCGGTGTAAGAAATACCCCGGTTTGGCAAATGACAAAAGATGGATTCATTTTCTTGGTTATGGGATTTACTGGCAAGAAAGCTGCCGTAATCAAGGAAGCTTATATCAACGCCTTTAACTGGATGACGGAAGAGTTACATAAACTCAGCCGCAACTACGAAACAGAACGCAATGCGGTGATGCTGGAATACATGAAAGAAAGTGATGTTGCCAGTATGTCAGGCCGCTTGCTTAACCGCTGGGGAAGGGTGAAGAAGCCATCGCTTTTAGCCCGAATAGAAAAGTTAGAGCAAGAAGGGCAATTCACACTGCCGTTCTTCAAAATAGCAAGTTAGCCAATTGATGCCGCGAAAGCGGTTTTTTTATGCCTGAATGTCGGGAGACATTAACCCATGATGCAGCAATCTGCGAAGCCAATAAAAGGCGCTAAATCTGGCGGATCTGGTTCTCAGATGCCATACACAGCACCTGACACGCTGCGTTCTGTCGCTACCGCGAAACTGCTATATGCCATTAGTGAAGGCGAGATAGAAGGGCTGGTTAATGGCTACAACTCTGTTTACCTTGATGGAACACCTGTAAATAACACCGATGGCAGCGCCAATATAGAAGGCGTTACCGTTGATTTCCGCGCGGGAACTGTTGACCAAAGTTATATCCAAGGCTTCCCTGAAACAAACAATGAAGTGTCTGTCGGCGTAGAACTACGTTACGGTACTCCTTGGGTACGCCAGTTCACTAATCCACAGTTATCGGCGGTACGGTTACGTTTTGCGTGGCCTTCTTTGCTGACTCAGAAGGACAATGGTGATCGTGTTGGATACCGTATTACCTATGCCATAGATGTTTCCACCGATGGCGGCAGTTACACCACTGTACTTACCACAGCCGTAGACGGAAAGACAGAATCTGAGTACGAGCGCAGCCACCGCATTGATTTACCGCAGCAAGGTTCAAGCTGGCAGATCCGCGTTAGACGATTGACTGAAAATGCCGATTCTGTAACGACTGGCGACACTATGAATGTGGTGTCGTACACGGAAGTTGTTGATGCCAAGTTACGCTATCCGCACACTGCATTACTGGCCGTTCAATACAACTCTGAGCAGTTTTCTAGCGTTCCGAAATTCGCGGCACTGTGCCGGGGACGCATTATCCAAGTGCCGACCAACTACGATCCTGAGTTGCGCACGTACGCCACCTCTGGCGCAGGAACCACTAACGGTGTATGGGATGGCACATTTAAGCTGGCATACACCAATAACCCGGCATGGGTTTGGTATGACTTAATCCTGCATAAACGTTATGGTCTCGGCAATCGCATCAATGCCAATATGGTGAATAAGTGGAAGCTGTACCAGATTGCCCAGTATTGCGATGTGATGGTAGATGACGGTAAAGGGGGTACAGAGCCACGCTACACCTGCAACGTCTATATCCAAACGCAGAGCCAGGCATACCAGTTATTAAATGAGTTAACGAGTATTTTCCACGGGAAAAGCTATTGGGACGGCAGTCAGATGGTAGTTAATGCCGACATGCCTGAAGACCCCATTTACACCTACACTAACGCTAACGTCATTAACGGTATTTTTGAGTATAAAGGCACTGCTTTACGAGATAGGCACAGTGTTGCAACTACCAAGTGGAGCAATCCAGATCTCAATTATGAAGATGACACCGCCGTTGTATTTGATGACTCGGCAGTAACGCTCGGGATATCACAGCTTGATGTTGACGTTGTTGGATGCACATCAGAAGGTCAGGCACAGAGGGCAGGGTTGTGGGCACTTAAATCAGAACAGCTGGAAACCCGCACAGTAACCTTCACAGTCGGCCTAGATGGGCAAATACCACGCCCATTTAACATCATCAATATTGCAGACCAGATGCTGCAAGGTGCAATGAATGGTGGGCGTATCAAATCAGCTACAGCGTCAGTTGTTCAACTTGACCGTATCGCAGATGCAGCCGTGGGTGATCGGCTGATTGTAAACTTGCCGTCAGGGAAGGCAGAATCGCGCAATATCACTGATATTGATGGTTATCACGTCACTGTTTCGCCAAATTACTCAGAGGTGCCTCAAGCACAGTCTGTATGGGTAGTTGACTCTGATAACTTGGCCGTGATGCAGTTCCGTGTGCTTTCAATCAAGCGGTCAGACGAAAAAAGCCAGTATGAAATTAATGCTGTTATCAGCGTTCCAGGGAAACATGCTGCCATTGATAGCGGCGCAAAAATTGATACTAAGCCGATATCGGTAATCCCCGCAAAAATCCAAGAACCGCCAACCAATGTCACTATCTGGCAGAGAACGCTAGTCGAACAAACGCTATCTGTAACCGTTATGACAATCCAATGGGATGCCGCAGAAGGTGCTGTTTCTTATGATGTGGAATGGCGCAAGGACAATGGAGACTGGATAAAAGTACCAAGAACTGGCACTAGAAGTGTTGAAGTGCGTGGGGTTTATACCGGGCAATATCTAGCGCGAGTAACAGCAGTAAATGCTGCCGATATTTCGTCAAAGTATGCAACATCAGCACTTACAGATATCACAGGGAAAACCGGATCCCCGCCGGCACTCGCCAGCCTGACCACTTCCTCGATTGTGTTTGGCATAGATTTGAACTGGACCTTTCCTGCCGGAGCAGAGGACACGCTTTACACCGAAATTTACTATGCAACCAGCAGCACCGGAGCTAACGAAACACTGCTCGGGCAATATGCCTATCCACTGGATAACCATACATTAAATGGTCTGGCCGCCGGCGTAAGTTTTTGGTTTAAGGCGCGCATTGTAGACAGAACAGGAAATATCGGTCCGTGGACTGATTATGTCCAAGGTTCATCGTCTTCAGATGCAGGCAACATACTCGACTATCTTACTGGGCAGATATCTGAAAGTGAACTGTCCCAGAGCCTGCTTGACCCCATTGAAAAAATACCAGGAATTGAGTCAAACCTTGATTCCATAAACATTGAAATAGACAAAATACCGCAGATCCAGGCAAACATTGACAGCATAAACCAGCAGCTGGATGACATTACTGGGGCAGGAGAGTGGAGCGCTTCAACGGTATATAACAGCGGAGAATTCGTCACCTACGACGACGGAACAGGTGTATCGCTTTACCGGGCAAAGCAGGACAACATACCTGCCGGAACGCTACCCACTAACACCACATACTGGGACTACGTTGGCGACTATGCCAGCATCGGTGATGCGGTAGCTGCACTCACGGCGCAAATGACAGATGTTCAGAACTCTATTGATTTGATTGACGGCAAGCTCGAAGCCAACACTTCACGCACTGACACCATGATCGCAGCCTATCGTGATGATGACACTGGAGAAGGGCGTCTTGCTGATGTTCTTGCTGGCTGGAAGTCAAAAGCGGCGATCCGCGTAGAGCAGGAGGCCAGGGCAACAGAGGATGAAGCGCTTGCACGCCAAATTACCACCATATCAGCAGAGTCAAAAAACAACTCAGCAGCAATTCAGCAGGAAAGTATTGCTCGGACTACAGCTGATGAATCATTAGCTCAAAACATAACGACTGTTCAGGCTTCAGCTGCTGCGGCACAAGCTGCCGCAGATACGGCTAATAGTGGCGTATCAACTAATGCAGCCGCAATTCAGTCCGAGGCTACAGCCAGAGC